CACCGCTCTGCTGTTGTTCTTCTCTTAATGTTTGTTGTGTTATTTCAGATATAGTATTTGTATCTGATAGACCAGATTGATGATGTAAAGGTAAATCTAATGTATCATATTCTTCATCAGACATATTTTAATATATTAATATACAATATTTTTTTATTTATTAATATATAAATGGTATTATTAAACTTTAGTTTCACGGGGGAAAATTCTACTGGTTCTCAAGCATTCACACTAATACAACAATATAAATTTAAAACTTGTTTATTAAAAGATATTAAATACACTATTGCTGGAGAAGATTTATTTGAGGTGATACAAAATGGGACTGCTAATGACGGACAATCTGGTATATCTGGTAATGGTGCTACTATCTCATCACCTTTAGCAATAAAAATGGATTTTTTAGATACTAAAGATTGCGTTATGTATTCTTTAAAAGATGGTACTGGGGCAAGTGAAGACACCGATGATGTAGATAATATAACTGGATTATTGCCTTTTGGTAATGCGAGGAGTAATAACGATGCTGTATCGGACCAAGCAACCATGTCCCACTCATATCCTTATACATTAATTCATAATAGACCGCAGACGTGGGCGGTGGGTAAGGTATTAACATTCACATTATATTATAGAGATGTAAGGACTGATGGATTAGTAAAGCAATGGGCGTTAATGTCTTCTCTCACAGATGCATTTAATGATATGTGTAGTATTGATATAACATTAGAGTTAATTTAAAATAAATTTGATTTCATTATAGATGGTTAAATATATTTAACCTACATTTTAGAAAATAAATTTTAGAAATAAATTGAGAAACTTATAAATTAAAAATAAAAGTATAAAAGGTGGTTAGATATATCTAACTTATTTAAAGAAATATTAAATATAATATAATATATAATGGACGATTCATTTAAAAATCAATTCATCAAAGATTTATCATATTTTAATTATAATAAAAAGATTAGGACACCAAAAAATGATATTTTAGAAAAAACTTTAAAAAATATCCCTACTTATGATATGGACGAAATATATGATGAGGGTTGGTATTTACAACCTAAATCTCATTTAGAAGGTGGGGGTATAGGTATTGGAGGAGGTTGGTTAGATATGGGTAATAATCCACAATTTCACGATGATTATGAAATTTATTTTGAGGAAGATGAAAGCAAATATATTATTTATCTATTTCTATGGGTTATTAAAATTAATTTAAAAAATTATTCATTATTTATTAAAGAAGAAGTTAATAAAGATTATACAAAGATTATTGGTGTAGATACAAATGTATTACAAGAAGTCTTTAATAAAGTTAATCATTATTTTAATAAATCAAGAAGCGAAAATAAGAAGAAAATAATTAAAGATAAAAATATTAATATTAGTGAATTAATGGAAAACTACGATGAGATATATGACCATCTATATCCTAAAATTAAAAGGTATCCTAAACCTATAAATGAAGATGAGATAGAAGTTAATAAACAATATGCTAATAGAAAAGTCCATAAATCTCAAAATAAAAGACAATTAATTAAATATTTTAATGGAGAGGATAATATAACTAATGAAAGATATATAAAATTATTTGCTTATGCTTTAAGAAATTAATCTATTATCCCATAATCTATTATACTATTATTTCTTTTTTTACAACATCTCTTACAACAACATTTAATATAATATTTATTTATTATATTTTTTATAAAACAATTAGGCATATCATCTATATACTGACCCCACCTAAACCATGTTTTTATCCTCGCTACGAAGTATCTACATTCTCCGCACCTCCTATTAAGTTTTTTTTATCATTATTTTTCTCCATAGTTTTAACTGCTACAGAAGACATTATGACTGCTAATCTCAGCTGTGGAGTAAGCATAGATGTATCAATCTCACCTAAATCAATCATTTCTCGCAATACTGGGATAATATCTTCTTTTGCTTCTTCTACATTAGAGGCATATCCATCTAGGACATCTACATCAAAATAATCTAAAGTCCTTTCTCCAGTCCTACATAATAATAATAAACTCTCAAAAACTACGCTATGACTATGTTTTTCTGTAATTATTTTAACAATTAAATCTTTTTTTTCTTCTAATGTTTTAATATTCATATCTTTAGAAATATGAATATTTTCAGTATGGTCGGCAAATTTTTCTTTTAATACGAATAATTGATTATATAATTGAGATTTTTTATCATCTTCTAATTTATTATTTTTTTCTATTTCTTTTTTTTCTTCTTCAGTTTTATCATTTTGTCTTTTTTTCTTTTGTGCTAATTTATTATAATGTGCTTTTTCTTCTTCTGTGAATTGTGATACTTTTTTCTTTAAAAATTTCTTATACTCTATAGAAGTCATTTCATTAATATCTATATCCTCATCAGTACATGATGCATCTTCATTAATCTCAAATGATACAGATTTAACAGCATCGGGATTTTTTAAATCATCTAAATCTATAATTTCTTCTTGGTCAGGGATTTCATTCATTTTATATATAAATATATTTTAATATTTTTTTATATACAAATAATATAAAATGCCTATATTAAATATTTCATTTCGGTCGCAAGATATGGATTTAGGAGGAGATGATACTATTGCTAAAAAAACTTTTAAACTAAACAGAACATATAAATTTAAATATCTTAAATTATTACATATTTATCATAATATTCATTTTTCTAATATACATAATACAGACCAAGATACACAGATGACTAATACAATATTATTTGGTAAATTATCATTTCTAAACGGACAGCAGTCAGTATATTATGAAAATGATATTGTAAATGGGTCGCCAGTAGTAAAAGAACACGATGGACTTATATGTTTGGGTGAGAGTGTTAAAGAAGAGCATAGCAATACTTTTAGAGATAGTTATAAAGTATTACATAGTGGTAAAGATAAACTATATATTAATCAACCTTTTTCATTAGAATTACATCAGTTAGCTGGGATAGACCCAGCAGATAGCAATACTAATAGTGCTGTATATGAAGCAACTGGATCTCATTTAATACAACCCATATCTAAAGCACAATTTAGAGGTAATCTTAACTCTGGCGGACAATATATATCATTAGTTTTTGAGTATGAAGAGGATACAACTAAATAATTAGGTTAGATATATTTAACCACACTTTTTAAAATAAATTTGATTGATATATTTTTTTCATTTTAGATTTAATTATATTTAGAAAACATCGGTTAGATATATTTAACCTATTTAAAGATAAAAATAATAATATATATTGTAATTATAATGAGTGAGATAAATAATGATAAATTATTATTAGAATTAAAAAATAATGTTTTAGAATTAAAAAATAAATATTTAGAAATAGATATATCATATAATGAATTATTATTAGAAGCAAGTAATCTTCAACAAGAAAAAGAAGATTTAAAACTATTTAATACAAGTGCTAAATATATAATAGAACAACTGAAAAAAGATTTAAAAAATCAAGAAGAATTATATAATCAAATGAGCGATTTTAATTTAGCACATTTACAAAAAGCAGATGAATTAGATGAAGAAAATGAAAAACTAAAAGAAGATATTGAAAATCTAAAACAAGATATAGAAAATAGTGAAGATAATGTAGTTAATCTTACAGAAGAAAGAGATGAACTACATGAAACTATTGAAAAATATAAAGATAGATATGGGTGGTTATGTTAAATTAAAATATATCATATTATATAAATGAGGACAATATACATACATCAGATATATGGATTATTTGAGGATAATAAATTTTTATTTGATAATGAATTATTTAAAAAATCTTATTTAGAATGGAATAAAATAGTAACACAAAATAATAATATAAAAAATAATCATTTTAATTATATTTATAAATTATGGGATAAAAAATCATGTGAAGAATTAATAGATAAATATCCCGATTTCTATTATTATTATGATGTTAAATATAAAATTATGAAAGTTGATATAATAAGATTTTTAATATTATATGAATATGGTGGGATTTATAGTGATTTAGATGTTATACCTAATATTAAATCTATACATTTTTTATCTAATAAAGATGCATCTCATAAGATATATTGTTGTAAATATAATAATAAAATAAATAATTTATGGGATATAGAAGTTATGGGAGTTATGGAGAAAAATAATAAAATATTATATGATTATTTATTATATATACCATCGCAAATTACAGAAAAAAATAATATAAAAATATATGATACCTGGGTTGTTAGATATGTCTTTCAGACATCGGGACCGAGATGTTTTAACAGATTCATTAAAAAAAATAAATTAGAAAATAATTTAATAGAATTAAAAACAATATTATTAGATAAAGATATTAAAATAAATGATGAATTAAATTGTGATATAAATTTATATCATTTTATTTCATATCATTCATTAAGTTATAATCCTCATAAATCTAAAAATATAAAATATAGAAAGAAGAAGAAAAATGATAATGTTTAATATTTTATCATTAATAGAAATAATTATTATATTTATTTTAGTTGTCTGTGAGATATTATATCAGTACAACCATTATTCAGATATTAATTAATAAATCATAAATACATATCATATACTTCATTTTTAGACCTAACATTTTTCATATCTAATTTATTATCATATTTATATTTAATAAATAGTGGTTTATCAATATATTTTTTATTTAAAAATGTTGCCTCAAATACATCACATATATTTTTATCATATATTTTTCTAGATTTATGATTATTATTGCCGTGTATATGTATAAGATAATGTGTTTCGCATATTTTTTTTAATATATTTATTTTATAATCATCTAATAATCCCCATTTTTTAGGACTATTATGAAACTCTATAACCATCTGATTAATTTTATTTAATTGTGATATATTTAATTTATCAAAAAAATCCCATTCGCAACCTTCTATATCCATTTTTAAAAATATATTATTATGTATATTTAATAGATAATCTAATGAATGAGAATAAATATTCATAAATATTAATTTAATATTATTTTTATTTTTAGGGATTTTACTGATATTACCATCAAATACAATACAATCACAATTATATTTATCAATAAAATTATCTTCAAATGATAAATCATTACATACACCACACCCTAAAATAATATCATAATTTAAATTATCACAAATAATATATCCACCATCATAATCCTTACCTAATCTTATTTTATTAATACAACTTACCAATTTAAAAAACTCCATATAATATATACAAATTATTTTATTTAATATCTTTATCCTATCATTGCAATTATAGGTTAGATATATATAACCACCATTTTAGATTTTATTTTGATTAGATTTTTTATTTCATTATATATTATATTTGTTTTGTATTTTATAGGTTAAATATATTTAA